CAATCTCTGCGAATGGTGCAAGTGTTGGAGCAGTCAAACCAACTACTGCTGCTGCAACTGCATCTGATGATGTTGTTGGTGCAAAAGTAATTAGTGAGCGTGTTCCTGTTGTTGGAAGAGTAGCCTTGAAGGTTGCTGTTCCAAAATCTGTTAGTGTAGCACCAGTTGTTACTGTTGCTGTGTCCATAACTGCTGTTGAAGCAAATACGGTTGCTGTAATTGACTTACCAGATACCTTGTTACCAAATGCATCTGTTGCAGTTACAACGATATCCTGCTTAGTTCCTGCTGCACCTGCTGAAGGTGCTGAAACTGTTAGGTTGTTGATCTTACCAGCAGTACCCTGTACATAGTATGTAAGAGTTGTTCCACCATTGTTGATTACAACGGTACCGATTGCTGTTGTCTTTGTGTAGACAAAGAATGTTGCAGTTGTTCCAGTTCCTGTTGCAATTGTCAAAGATGATGATCCTGACGATGCTCCGACTGGTGCTGCTGATGTGTGTAGTGCTGATACGATTGTTGCGTTAGTTGCTACTGCAGAAACTGATGTTCCTGCTGCTACTGTTGCCACAAAGCGTAGTGCATCTGCTGCATCGATTGTGTTATCTGCTGGGACTGGTAATGTAGCAGGGGTAGCAATTACACCATTAGTTGTATTTGCTGTTCCATCTAGCGTTACCGCTACTGTCATTACTGTAGCATTTGCAGGTGCTACTGCGACCATGCCCAAAGTCATGGCTGCAACCACGGCTAGTGCGATTTTCTTGAATGAATTCATTCGGTATTTCTCCTTATTTATAGTAGATTTAATCTATCCAAATAATCTTTTACATCATCTGGCATAGGTTTATATTGTATCACGTTGTCAGGTAGTTCGTCAACTCGCTTAGATCTGTCTCTAAAAGTATGAACCTCTACTTCACTGTCTGTATTTTTAGGGGTATGAGATATAGCCCCAAAAATAGCACCACATACAGCATCAGCCAAGTCCTTTGACTTTTTGCGTGGGTGGTCAACTCTATCATTTTTCATAATCTTTAACTGTGTTAGTTCATCAAATAATAAATCAATTGCAGGCATGGCAAGTCTTTCCTCATAGACAAGCATAGCCATATCCTCATAGTGCTTCTTGGCAACAGAAACAGTATCAGTTCTCATTCCAACCTGCTTTAATTCATTCTGAATGTCAAATGATTGCCAACGGTCAAATGAAACCATGCCAATATCAAACCCAAGTCTTCTTAGGTTTTGAATCCACTGCTTAACCTCTGAAAGATTAACTGGTCCTTCTACCTTTGGTTCCCACCATGCTACGGCATCTACTACGACTATTGGTGCTACTTGTTCGTAGTTATTAATTACTTGTATGTTTACCCATTTTTCTACATGTGCAATTGCTACTGCACACTTATCGTGCTTCTGTGCAAGGTCAGCGTGAACATAATATTTCTTTGTTGGATCGGGCTTAAACGATTCATCAAATCTTTTAAAAGTGTCTACTGGGTTTCTTAATGTCATACAGGCTCTTACCTTCTCTGCCTGCTTAAAAAATGCATCTGATGCAAATGTTGGTACACATGCAAAGCGCATCATTGCATCTCCAAGATCTGTTAAAAATGCAATCATAAAGTCATCAATCTTACGAGTAGGGTTTACTTCCCATGTGGGTCTTTTTAGTGCGAACACTCCTGGATATTTGTATGAAATAATTTGGTCTTCATCCCAGGAAATTTCAAACGAGTTGTCTGCGCTATCTTCTGGAAGCAATGGATTAATAGTAAACTTATGTGTTCGTTCTATAATTTCTTTTTCAGCAATAACATCTTCGTATCTTTCTGAAATAAAGTCTCCTGGATATCTTGGGAAAGAAAGCAAAACAACCTTGCCAAGGTCAGGGAAACGAGAGTCTACTGATCCACGAAAAGCCTTATAGATATTATCAGCAGTCTTACCTTGTTCGTTACCTGTTCCAACCTCAGAAGCAAAACCAGAAATCTCGTCAAGCACTGCAAGAAGAAGGTTTAGCCCCTCATGTGATTCACGCTCTGAGTGACCAGAGTAAACAGTAATTGATTTATCAAACTCAACTGAATCTGCTTTAGCATAATACTTTCCTACAAACCATGGTGATCTTTCAATCTTTGATTTAAAACCTTTAAAAAAAACATTCTTTGCTTGTTGAGCGTTAATAGCCACATTGATTAGGTCGATAGCATCTCCAGAGGGCTTACCAAAATACTTTGCTGGGTCTTTAAGACATAGAAGTTTGTATACGATGTATGAGCATGCTACGGTTGATGTGAAGTCTTTTCCAGATCCCTTGCCAAGTTGCAGGATGATCTCGTTCTTTGTGTACTTGTCGTAGTATCTTGTTCCTTCTTCTTCTCCCATAATATTAATGAGATCTTCTTTGCGATAGATCTGGCTCATGGCCTCTACGATGTCATACTGAATGTCAGACAGTGGTGGCTGTCCAAGGTATGCTTCACCTTCAACAAATGTTCTTGCGTCTACTGGAGTCTCATTAAAATGATCATCCTGTAATGCTTCCAAGAACTCATTGAACATCGTGGACAACTGTAATCACCTCATTGTTTTTTGCAAATGAAGATAGTCTACGCATAATCTCATCACGAACCTGTGGATATTCTGAGGCAATGTCTTTTAGAATAAGAACAAGAATCTCTTGGCGCTTTTCAATTTCCATCATCTCTTCTGCAAGTTCTTTATTTTCAAGGAGGCCAGCCTTTTGTAGCATATCAATACGCTTAGACTCAATATCCATTACAAGTTTAATGGCTGCAGTCTTTGCGCTAAGATTATTTGTCATTGATGCCTCATCAATAACTTCGTATGTGCGAGAGACTAACTTGCTATAGTGAGTGTCTGCTGCTGCTAATGCTTCCTTGGCACGAGCACGGATAGCATCGTTAGCAGATGCCATGACTTTCCACTCATTAATAAGTGTAACCACTCTTTGTCTTGGTATATCAAGTTGCTTTGAAATTACTGTTGGATCGTTGCCCTTTAGGTATTCTTCTACTACCTGATTAACCTGGTCAAGGTGCTTAACTAAATCATCTTCAGTTGACATACTTACCTTCTAATCTATTTATCTCATCTTTAATATAAAAGATTGCTTTCTCAAGATCCTGAATAGTTTTTGATTCATCCTTGATACCTGCTCTCCAAAGATACTTAAAAGCATTACCAATGTTAAAGTTACGATGGCGTGTAATCTGAATACATTCCACACCAGAAGGATCTGTTGTGTAGTGTGTTGGGTGGTTAACTTGGTCAACCGTTATGTTCAGGTTTTCACTCATCATCTTCCTCCCAGTCAAACGCTTCTGGCATATTACGCAGTGTTGCAGTGGCATAGGAGATACCAACTGCTGCTACTAATGATAATATAAAAAGCATATACTTAATCTTTTTCATCGCTTTGATTTCCTTAGTTTAAATTTTGCAAGGTAGACATAGATGGTCTCAACACTAGCACCACACTCCTTAGCAATTTCTTCTGGAGTCCTTTTATCCACAAGATATCTCTTACGCATATAGACTTCGCTTGTATATAGTTTAGCACCCACGGTATTAATTGTCAACCCCTTTCTCTTCTATATCATAATTAAATCTATTAGAGTTTTCCATAATCCATTTATCCTGATTTTCAACATCATATTTTCTTTCATTAATTATTCTATCAATCAGGTATTCTTTTTCAAGTGTAAATGATGGCTCATAAATACGAACTCTGTTGTTAGGCTGAATGGCAAAATTTCCATCATCTCTTTGTATGACATGTCCACATTTATGGTCTGCAGGACTTTCAGAATATCCATCATCTAAAACATTTGTATCTGGATTGTGCCAGTCTAATGTGAATAGATAGGTTCCTTTATGCATTGTTTTTGTTCTATCAATGTAAGACATTCTAAGGTTGGTTAAATTTTCAAACCGAGTTACTGCAATGTGATGGCTAAAAGAATTCCACAAAACTAAATTGTGAAGATCTACTTCAGGTACTTCTGGCTCAGTACAAAATGCAGAGATTGGAAGTCTCCACCAAAGTCCACCATCTGGCATCATAATGTGAAACAATGGGCTTCTGGACTTCAAACTTGATACACCAAAAACAACACACTCAAAGTATTTATCGTGGCTATCTTGGTGATTTCTTAAATAGTTTCCACGCACATAGCAATTTATTGGTGGTATGTTTGCATTTAACTCTGGCATTATTCAGTCCCTCCTACTGCTTTATTCCAATTCTTAATTGCCCAATGACCAATTCCGCAGGCATCTGCCACATCATTGTCTGTTATTGTTCTGTCATATTGCATGTTAATAAAACTAATTGTTCTTTGCTTTCTTAGTTCTCTTTCATAAGACTTAAGCCATGACTCTGAC